CAGCCAACCAAGTATGTAAATTAACCTTAACGGCTAATACAACCTTTGATGCACCCACTAATCAAGTAGATGGTTCAGTCTATGTCATTACTATTATTCAAGATGGTACTGGCTCAAGAACTGCTGGTTGGAATACGGTGTTTAAGTTTGCTGGTGGAACAGCACCTACTTTAACCACAGATGCGAGTGCTAAAGATGTGTTTACTTTTGTTAGTGATGGCACTAATATGAATAATGTTGCTCAGGTGTTAGATGTTAAATAGTGGTGCGTTAAGTTTAACTCCGAGTGCTGCTAGTGGTATTGATTGGGGTGGTAATAGAGGTGTATTTGGTGGTGGTGGTACTCCAAGTAAATCGGATGTTATTCAATATATTACTATTAACACAACAGGTAATTCTACTGACTTTGGTAATTTGACAATTATAAGAAACCACGTAAGTGGTTGTTCTAATGGTAGTCGTGGTGTGTTTGAAGGCGGTGAAGGTGAAACGGTTGATAATTTAGATGTTATTGATTACATCACAATATCAACTATTGGAAACGCTACGGACTTCGGTAATTTAGCACAAGGTAAGATAGGTTTAGGTGCTTGTTGTGATGGAACTACAGGAGTATGGGCTGGTGGTCAAAAATCGGGTGATACACAGGTTAATGATATTGATTATATAACTATAAGCACAACTGGAAACGCTACAGACTTTGGTGATTTAACAGGTGGTTCTAGGGTGTGGGCTGGTGGTTGTTCAGACGGAACTAAAGGTGTCTTTGGTGGTGGTAATAGTGATGCTAGTGGTAATGTTAACACTATTGACTATGTGACTATTGCCACAACAGGTAACTCATTAGACTTTGGTAATTTGACGGTAGGGCGTAGCACAACAGGATGTTCTTCTACAACAAGAGGTATCTTTAGTAGTGGTGGTGGTGATAGTAACACTATTGATTATATAACTATAGCAACCACAGGTAATGCTACAGACTTTGGTGATATGAGCGTAGCAAGAACGAGGACTTCTTCTTGTTCTAATGGTAGTCGTGGTGTATTTGGTGGTGGTATTACTTCTTCCTATCAAAACACTATGGACTACATCACAGTGGCAACTACTGGTAATGCTACAGACTTTGGAGACTTACTAACAATCGCGGCAGTTATGGGTGCTTGTTCAGGAGACTAATATGAAAGAAAACACATTAAAGAAAGACGACAAAGTAACTAACCTAAGTGAGTACAAAGGTTTCCAAGCATTACAGAAATCAGTAGGTGGTCTAGCGACTATCAACGATGAGAAGTTAGCAATAATCGCTGAGAAGATGGTGGCTATTGATAGAGCAAACCATACTGCTGGTCGTAGTCAGACTCAAACTACTAATCAGTTGATGTCCTTAACGATGATGACTGACTCACCGTACAGGCGTTTACGCCAGTGTATGTCACAGATTGAGCGTAAGCGTTCAGCCTTAGAAGAAGCATATTTCAAGATGCAGAAGAAGAAAGTATTGATTGACCAGTGGTATGAGAAAGGTGATGCTATGTCAGTCATTAAAGCAAAAGAAGCAGAGTCACAAGCACTTAGACAAAAGGATTATATTGATGCAGCATTTAAAGAGATTGCTACATTCCAGTGTGCCTATGATGAGATTAGAGAAAGCCATAACATTCCTGAGAAATGGGATGAGCGTGATGCTGAGTTGGCTGAGATTGACCATCATATCAAACAAGCGTTCAGACAGGCTCACCGAGATATGGTGAACACAGGACGTATAGGTTTAGGCAATATGGAATATATGGAACAATACGGTATTCACATACAAACTGCTACTAAGATTATTGCTGATTATATCGCTGGTGAAGACAAGATGATTGCTGAGGGTAAGATGCCTACAGTCAATCACCTATATGCTTTCCTAGACAGAATGGCAGAAACATTCCACGATGCTCATAAAGATGTAATGAAGCGTATTGGAATTAAGGAACTAATTAAAGATGAATTTTTATATTTAGAGGATAAATAATGGAATATGTATTAGACGGAAAGATTGTAGGCAATAGCGTTATTATTGATGATATTAATTATCCAAGACAAGCGTATGCGGATTTGGAACAACTAACACCAGTAGCAACCCCACCAACATTAACAGAGGGTCAAACAATGGATTGGCACGATGGTTCGGTGATTGATGGCAAGTGGGTTAGATTTACCGTTAGAGATAAAACTATTGATGAAAAGATGATTGAGATTCGTTCAACTCGCAATCAGTTATTAACAGATACCGATTGGACTGGTTTATCAGATGTAACAATGAGTGCTGGAATGATTACTTATCGTCAAGCCTTGAGAGATTTACCAGCAAGTGTTGATGTTGATAGTCCAGTATATCCGACTAAACCATAAGGACTATGAATGAAAGAACAAGAATCGTGGCACTTATCGAGAAGTGTAAACGTAGCACACATACTGGTTGTTCTAACATTGTTCATAAGTGGGTTTGTATATGTCAGCAATATTAAGGAAGATGTGGCATTACACGGACAACAGATTGCTCATAACAGTGAGTCAATCAAAAGTGGTAAGAGTGAAATGCACCAAATCACCAAGCAAATCAATAGCAAGTTAGACAAAATATTCGATATGTTGTATGAACTAGGTAAGAATTAATGTTTTGGCTGGTGGTTAACGGAACACCAGTCGCCTATCTACCAGATGTCTGGAACATACCTTTAAACATAATGATTATCTAGGGGTTTGTAATGAAGAAGTATCTAACAAGAAACGAGAAAGGTCAATTCATTCACACTGTATGGTGGCAGAAGATAACCTATGTTATCAAAAGGTGGTTTAAATGAGCCTACTAATAGAACTATTACCTATGTTGTTTGGTTATGTTGCTAAGTTATTGGCTATTAAGTCTAAAGCATCTACAGATAGTCTTAACCTTGCGATTATGCTTAATAAATCTAACAATGATGTCATTAATCAAGCAAGGGAACAATCCAACAAGGAATCGCCTTATGCTGCTTTCAACCGTAGATTCATATTCTTTACGGTATTGATGCTAGTGGTGTTCTATGTAACCGTACCTGTATTCCTAGACATTCAAACAGCAGTACCTATTGTTCACGAGGGCTTTAGTTTTCTTGGCTTTCAGATAACTGCTGATGTGATTGAATATCAGATGGTTAGTGGGTTAGTAAAATATGACGAAGTGTTTGCTTGGTGTGCGATGATACTGGAGTTTTATGTAGGTTCACAGGTCGCTAAAGGATAACATAGGTTATTATTATGATTAAAGTAAACTTTGGAACTGAAAAGACACCTGCATGGCGTTATGTTCAACATAGGATGAAGCAATGAAGATAGAACTACAGATTAGTTTATTCGTAGTTTTAATGCTAGTCTTAATCTTAAACTATGGTTAAAGACCCGAGGATGAAAGTATGAATAAATGTTCAATAACAGCGTTTTTAGTAGGCATTACGATAACTGTATCAAGTTTAGCCTTTTTTGGACAAATGATGCAGATGCCAAGTAAGGGGTTTCAGATGGGATCACAAATAATGATGCCACAACCACCACAAAATCAACCGTGTAATTGCGCTTGTAACACATTCAAATAGTTCTAATTTGGTATCACCCACCGATAAAACCCTTTATTTATAGCCAATAATTAACACTGGCAGTGTCGGGGTCAGCGGTTCGATCCCGCTTAGCTCCACCATAGCAAAAAGGTTTTTGTCCGGTTCGTCTATCGGTTAGGACTCTAGGTTTTCATCCTAGTAAGAGGGGTTCGATTCCCCTACCGGATACCACTTTCAGGCATTTAACTATTTAAAAACAAGACCACTAAATAGGGATTTTGCCGTTCTTTTTTTGTGGATCTGTTGGGTGTTTGTGATGGGTTGTGAATTGGTGTAAAATCCAAAAAGTATAATACAATGCAATAAAATACAATAGAATGGTCACAAAATGGTTACAGTGGTTACAAGAAAATGGCAGTAATTAGAAAGCGTGGTAAATCATGGTATTTAGATTGGCGTGATTCGAGAGGCCGACATAATAAGTCTTTGGGTAATATATCAGATGCGCTGGCAAAAGTCATCTTAAAACGTAAAGAATATGAATTGTCAGTCGGTATGGGCGCACAAGATCATGAGCGGATCGCGTTCGATAAATACACGCGAGATTATCTCGCATGGTTTGAACATCAATATCCATCGAGTTATAGCACCACTGAGATTATTGTGATTAAATCGCTTGAGCCTTTTTTTGGTAATGTATTGATCAATAAAATCAGCAGCAAGGATGTTGAGGTTTATACGCGGCTTAGAAATTCAGAGGGTTTGAAGCCTGGCACAGTGAATCGGAAGCTGGCGGTGCTGAGTGCGATATTTACCAAAGCTAAAAAAGATGGTTATTTTGTGCCGGATTTTAAGATTGATAAAGTGCCGGACATGGAAAGCAAACCGCCGAAGTATTACACCGCTGATGAATTGCAATTGATTTATGATCATGATCCGGTGCATGCTCATTGGTGGAAATTGTTGGTTAATACCGGTATGCGACTGGGTGAGTTGCACCAACTCAAAACGGCGGATATTCGCAATGGATCGATCTATTTAACATCAAGCAGTGATGCACGGACAAAATCGAAAAAATGGCGGTTAATTCCACTGAGTAAAGGTGCAGAAAAAGCCTTGCAAGTGTTTGATTTAAAACAAGAATACTTATTACCGCGCTATCGTAAAGACTCGATTAAAACCGCCTTTAAGCGTGCGTGCAAACGCGCAGGGATTGCCAAAGGTAAACATGGGGTGCATTGCTTGCGACATACGTTTGCGAGTAATTTGGTGATGAATAACATTGCGCTGCACACGGTGCAAAAACTACTTGGCCATGCCAATATCAAAACTACTGAGCAGTACGCGCATTTGTCGGCTGATTATTTAAAGGATAGTTTGGATGGGGTGGATTTTTAGAATTTTTGTAAAAAGGGATTTACAGTGTTACTGCGAATGGTGTTTTTTAAATTACTTTCAAAGCCAAACGATACATTGGATCGTAAAATGGTTTATTTAATAACTTTTTAGGATGTGGCTTTAGGCTTGCAGGTGGACTGATTTGCCCTCTTTTTTTCTGCGTTGCGTAGATTTTGTTTGGATCGGTGTAATTGCACAAACGACATCGAGCTGTGTTGATGTTGATGTTCATTTTTTTGGATAATTGTCTTGCGGTGATTAGATCACCGTTATCGAGTTGGTATATTTTCCACTCACTCATAAGTCCATTGCCTCAAGTCGGATGGTGGGTGCGGTGAAGTATTGCTCATTAAGTTTGAACAGATCATTACGGCGATAAATGATGCGACCGCCTGGTACTTTGGCACTGGGGATGTCGAACGCCTTTGCCATTTTGCGAAAACCAGTCGGGGTGCAACCCATATACATTGCCGCTTCTTTGACGTTGAGATAGTCTTTTTCTAAGACGATTGGGGTTTGTAAGTCACTCATGTTTTAATCAATCCAAATACTTTGTCATCAATTTTATTTAGCTCGGTATTAAGCTCAACCACTGCACCAATGAGATCAAGATCATCAATTTCAATATGTCGGAATTGAGTTTTTAAAGACCGAATTTCATTGGTTAATGTGTCGAGCTTATCGGTGAGATGTTGATTAATAGTCATAACTAAAACGGAATATCATCCATTTCATTGATCGGTGGTACGGTTACTGCCGGTGCCGGTGCGCTTGGTATTGGTTGATCTTTAGGTGTAATGGCAAACTTACTCACGGCAATGGTATCGCGGCCGTCAAGGTTGGGTACACCGGCAGGATTAAAATGGCGGTTGATGGTGATAAATTCGCCACCATCATCGGTTTGGATAATTTTGCCAATGTTGAGCCAACGTGCTTTTTTTTGTCCGTCATAGGTTAAGTATTCGCCGATTTTAACGGTCAGATCGTGTGTTGCTTTTGCCATGTTATTTATCCTTTATTAATTAAATGTTGCTCATACACACGGTTGCAACTTCACCGCCTTTTATAACACTTATATCTTATAGAGATTTGGAGTCATTGATATAAGTACAGAGTGCATTTCTGCTAAATAAGTTGGTGAGTTACGCTCACCAATCGCGCTTGAACTTATTTTCTTGACGACACTTCTGCCGATCAACTTCGCGAGGGTTAATGTGGAGTTGCTAAGGGCAACAAATCCCACCTTTCTTTTAACTTGAGGACGACTTCTATAATCTTGAGGAGAGTATTGGGAACGCCCATTAATGTCTGCGGTGAACATCACTAATTATTAATTATGTGTTTCATGATGTAAGTCATTGCACCATCCAAATTGCGACCGTCATTTTCATTGATTGCAATGTCAATCGAGTGTGTGTTGTTAATTGGATCGTGATCTGATCTTGGAATCATATCGGCTAAAATAAGCAAATCAAATATTTGGCTTTTTTCATCCAAAGTTAAATCATTGATACTTAATAACAAATGACTCATAATGCCTCAACAAATCCAATTAAAAATATGAATATTGCAAAGCCAATGTAAAGTTGTGCCGGTGTGGTTTCAACTTCTTTGTCGAAATTAAATAAATCTTTCATGTTTCCCCTCTTTTTGTTTTGTTGGG